CTAGATGTCATTCGTCCCGGGCTGCAGGAATCGCATCCGCTGTTCCTTCCAGTCCAACGGGAAAGGATCCATCATGTTCGCAAGCGTGACGCTCTCAGGCTGGCGGCCCTCCATGATGGCATCCACGATTTCCGGGGCCAGCAGAGAGAGGCGCATAAGCCGCGCCATGTATGTGAAGGCGATGCCCTCTCGCTCAGCCAGTTCGGAAATCGACGCGAACTCGCCCGACTCCAGCATCCGCTTCCAGCGGAACGCGCGGGCCAACGCCTTGACCAGCGTGTTGTCCGTCCGCCGCGGTTGCGTGGCGCCCTCGGGCATCTGCATCTCCTTCCGTCCGCCACGCTTCACGATGCGAAATGGGACGTGGAGCGTGACCGTCTCCGGGATCGGAGCCCCGCGGGTCATGCAGCTTCTCCGATGTCGCCGGCAAGCATCTCGCGGGCCAGACCGCTGAGCCCGTCGACGCGCAGTCGGACGTTGAGCCCGTCCGTGCCGATGTCCACGCGCTCGACCAACAGCGCCACGATGCGCGCCTGTTCGGCAGGGAATAGCTCGTCCCATAGCGGATCAAGCTGTTGCAGTGCCGTCCGGGCGTCGGCCTCGGTGACGTCGTCGACGTGGACGCGTGCTGCTTTCCACGTCCCCGCCACGATCTCGGGCTGGCGAAACACCGCCCGCAGCTGGTCGATGACTGCGGCCTCGATCTCGCCCGCGGGTACGCGGCCGACCGGGCAGGACCCGGCGCCGTGTTTCAGCACCGTCTGGCTGACGTAGTAGCGGTACAGCCGGTCGCCCTTACGCGTATGGGTCGGCGAGAACGCCGCGCCGTCGGGTCCGTACAACAGGCCCTTCAACAGCGCCGGGGTCTCAGCGCGGGTGCGCATCGCCCGCTTGCGGGGGCTTTCCTGAAGGATTGCATGGACGCGCTCCCACGTCTCGCGATCGATGATGGCGTCGTGCTCGCCGGGATAGCTCTCGCCCTTGTGCACCGCTTCGCCGATATAGGCGCGGTTGTTCAGCATACGGTAGAGGTACTTCTTGTCGATCCGGTTGCCGCGCGGCGTGCAGATGCCGCGTTTCGCGACCTCGCGCGCCAGTTCCGTGCCCGACCCGATCTCGAGGAAGCGGGCGAAGATCCAGCGCACATGCGCAGCGGTTTCTTCGTCGACCACCAGCTTCCGGTTCTCGACCCGGTAGCCGTAGGGCGGCACCCCGCCCATCCACATTCCTTTCTTCCGGCTGGCGGCGACCTTGTCGCGGATCCTCTCGGCCGTGACCTCGCGCTCGAACTGGGCGAAGGACAGCAGGATGTTCAGGGTCAACCGCCCCATCGAGGTGGTCGTGTTGAACGACTGCGTGACCGAGACGAACGTCACGCCGTTCCGGTCGAACACCTCAACCAGCTTGGCGAAATCGGCCAGCGAGCGGCTGAGCCGGTCGATCTTGTAGACCACGACCACATCGACCAGCCCGTCCTCGATGTCCTCCAGCAGCCGCTTCAGGCCAGGGCGATCCAGCGTGCCGCCGGAGATGCCGCCGTCGTCATACTGATCGCGGACGAGCACCCAGCCCTCAGACCGTTGGCTGGCGATGTAGGATTCGCAGGCCTCGCGCTGAGCGTGGAGGCTGTTGAACTCCTGCTCCAGCCCTTCCTCGGAGGATTTCCGGGTGTAGACCGCACAGCGCAGCTTGCGGACGACCTTCGATTTTTCGGGCGGCTTCGTCATCCCCGCCCCCTGTGGTTTTTGAGCCCGAAGAAGACCCACCCGTTCCAGCGGGTGCCCGTGATGGCGCGCGCGATAGCGGACAGCGACTTGTAGGGCCGCCCCTGCCACTCGAAGCCGTCGGCGGTGACGGTGACGACCTGTTCGACGCCCTGCCATTCGCGCAGGAGGCGCGTGCCGGTGATCGGGCGGTCACGGTCGGCGCGCATGCCACGCTTCTTCCTGTCGCCGCCATCCAGTTCCTCGCCCAGCCGCTCCAGGCGCCGGATCGTTTCGGGCTTCAGTCCGCCATAGGCCAGTTCCTGGATGCGATAGGCGAGCCGGCTTTCCAGGTAGCGCCGGTTGAACGGCGGTGGTTCTCTGTCGAACAGGTCGCGCCACTGCGCCTTCAATTCCGGCGTCGTGGCGGTCTTCAGCGCGGCCAGGCGCGCGGGAATGGGATCGTGGGTCGTCATGCGGGTCTCCGGTGAGTTGGAGTTGCATGACGGCATTGGTCGGCCGGAGAGTGTAGGTGAATTTCTCCAGTATCGTCAGAAGCTTCGCCGCACTCGCGCAGCCGCAACCGGACCAGCCCCAGCGCCAGCAGACCGCACAATTCGGCGCGGCGCTCGGCGGGGGGCATCCGGTCGGGCGGCAGTGGGTTCGAGCCCAGCCATGGATATGTCGGCGCGTTTCGCATGGGGGAAACGCTACCCGCGCACCCTCTGAAAACAATCAGAATCAAAGACTTATGGGAGTTCTGCGTAAGCCCGCGCAGAGGATGGGAACCGGCGGAGCCTTAGTGACGTATCGCCGGCGTGATCTGTGCATCGGTGTCGAGAGTAAGCGCCGCCCGCCACAGCGGTGTCTTCATGAACACCGCCTCCTCGAAGCGATAGCTGGCCGTGCCGCGTTCCTGTTGCAACAGGCCAGCCCAGCAGAGCGGACGCAACACTTGGATGTAGAGCTGGCCCATCACCTCGTCGTACCGTCGGAGAGGTCCCGTCTCGGGCTCGCCGAAGAACACGCGGCGGAGGTGCGCGCCGGTGGCGCCGTCCTCGGTCTCGACGTTCAGCACGTTCAGGAAGACGTCCCAGTTGCCAAGGATCGGCGCGTCGTCGAAGCGCGACATGCTGGCGTGGTTGATACGGAACAGGAAGAACGGGACGACCGTGCCGAAAATCCGGCCGGGATGGCCGACCAGCGCTTGGCCCGCATTGGTCAGGCGGAACTCACCCTTGTAGTGTCGCCCGAGCTTCATCGCGATCATCAGGTCGTGCAGCACCATGAGCGGGGCGAAGTCGGGCTCGTTCAGCACCTTGTTGACGGCGAAGAGGTCCGCCTCGGTGTGGCCGGGCCAGCCGAACTCGGCCGCGGCCCAGTGCACGAATACCCGCTTGAAGGCCTTGGACGGCGTCAGGGGAATGCCACCGTGCTCGCTGATCCAGGCAAAGGTCTTCTCGACCCCACGCACCAGCGGCGAGAATGCCAGCGCCGGGTCGGCATCGTCGATCTCCCGGAACGCGATCATGATCGCCGATCCTTGCGCGCCAGATCCGCCATGGCCTTGCTCAGCAGATGCCGCGGGATGTTGATCAGCGCGAAGCGCTTCTTGTCCGATGGAGCCTCATCGTCGGACGCCTCGATCACCAGTTCGACGTGATCCTCGCTGGCGTGCAGCTCCACAGTGATATCGGCGTCCTCGAAGTTCACTTCGTGACGGCGACCGTTTCCGCCCCGGATGATGACGTGGGCCATGCTCAGATCTCCCGCGCGAACCAACGGATGCGGCCGACGATGTGGATCTCGTCGGCCGTTCTTTCGTATTCGGGGTAGTGCTTGTTGTCGGAGATGACGCGCACTGCGGGCGGGTCGCTGTTCGGGATGTGCTCGAGCCGCTTGGCGACCAGCCCCATCCCGTCGTCCAGAACGAAGATCCCGGGCGGGTTGGGCGCGCGGCGGGTCATGTCGACCAGCACCGCGTCGCCGCTGAGCAGTGTCGGGGCCATGCTGTCACCCTCCACATGCATGATGCGCAGCTGCGACGGGCTGGCCTTGAGGCTGTTCCGGATCCAGGAGCGCCGGAAGTGGTAGACGCGACCGGGCGTGTCGCCGTCCTCGGTCACGACCGCTCCGCCGCCCATTGCCGGGCGCGGGTTGGCGTGGGCGATGGCCACGAAGGCGTCGTCAGGATTGTCCAAGAAGGGGGGCTTCCCCTCCACCTCGCCAATGCCGTGGATCAGCCAGTCGCGATCGACCTTCAGCACGCGGGCGACCTCTGCCAGCCGGTCTATGCCGGGGCGGGCTGAACGGCCACGGAGGATGTCGTAGACGAAGGAACGGTTCACGCCGGCCATCTCGGCGACGTGGGCAGGACTGATGCCGAGCTGATTGGCCCGGGCTCTGAGGCGGTCGGAAAGCGTGTGGTGCTCGGTCATGTCATCCCCACCCATCTGTGGATGAAATAGGATAAAATCGGATTGATCGAAGCCCGTCAAGCGAATAAGAACAGAAGGTAAACATCTTACACGGGAATCGGCGCGGAGGGCAGTGAATGCACATCGATAAATCGTACTTCACGCTCCCCGAGATCCTCGAGCGGTGGCAAATCACGGAAGCGGACCTGATCTACCTTGCCGAGAACGACAAGCTGCGTCTGTCGGTGCGCGTGTTCGGCGTGCCCATGGAGTTCGGTGACATCGAGGAGGACGAGCAAGGCGAGCCGTACAAGGTGCCGTGCGAGCAAAGCTACCACAGCGGCCTGCTCGATCTCCACGCCCGCGATGTGTTCCAACTTTTCCGGTGTGGCGAGGTCCATCTCGAGAGCTTCCGGACGCCGAAGGCCGACTACGCGACGACCTGGGGCGATGCGAAGCCCGTCCTCGTCATGATCGGCGACCTCCTTCTAAGGCGAGATGAACGCGACCGTTTCGAGATCGAGACCGGGTTCTCGCCGGGCGGACAGCCGATGGAGGAGGCGACCTTCATCCACTCGGTCGATTACTTCGAAGTCCGCTGCAACGGATGCCGGTTCAAGCTGGGCCCGATCCAGGCGGAGGTCGTGCGCGCGCTGCACGAGGCAGCGCAGGCCGGCGCGCCGTGGCAGAACGGCAAGGCGATCCTGTCGCGCGCCGGCTCCAAAAGCCTGCGCATGGCCGACGTCTTCAAGTCGCAGAAGGACTGGCGGCATCTGATCCGCTCCGACCGGCGCGGCGGCTACCGTCTGAATCTCGACTGAGCGATCCCCTTCCGCCCTATTCCTGTGGGATCGGGAGGGGGATGGGTGAGGGATGGTGGGGGATGACGGCGCCCCGCCAACGGCCAAGAGCCAATCCTGCAAGGACCGACTGATCCCCCTCCGCATCCCCCGCCAGTCCCCACGACATCCCACACCGTAATTGCGCACTGTCTCCTCAACGACGACACGAGAGGAGACACCGATGCTGCAGAGGCATTGCCTGAACCAGAAGGAGCTGGCCCGGCGCTGGGGGATCTCTCACCGGACGCTGGAGCGCTGGCGCTACACCGGCCTGGGGCCGGCCTTCCTCAAGCTCGGCGGGCGCGTGCTCTACCGGCTCGCCGATATCGAAGCCTTCGAGCAGAGCCAGCTGCAGCGTGCCCTGAAAATCAGCGAGGCGGTCGCGCGCGTCGGTCATTCGCCCCGTCGGCTGACCGCTGACCCCGCGCGGGCCGCACGGGTATGCTGATGGTCGCCGCAACCCCGATCGGCGCCCGCGTGGCGACGCCGAAGCTCACCGATGTCGAGCTCTACGCCTGGATCGCACAGGCCGAGGCTGGCGCCCGGATCGAGTATCACCGCGGCTTTCTCGGGATCGACGTCACGCCGGTGATCTCGACCCTGCCGGAGCCCGAGCGCCGCCAGCTCGCCGACCTCGGTCAGGCCGCGCTGGGCGCCTTCGAGAAGGGCCTCGTCCACCTCGTGCAGGAGCGCGTAGGCCCCGATCGCTTCGCCTACATCGCCGTCGCGCGACCCAGACCCAGAGCCGCCAACGCCTCGCTCTCGGCGCTGCTCCTCGAAGAGCGCGCCGCGTGATGGCCCTGCCATTCCCTTCCAACGGAGACCCCGCCATGCCGCACCCCAACAATGCCCCCCGCTTCGACGATCTCGAAGGTCTCGCCATCGGCGACATCGCGGCGTTGTCGCCCGAGATGCTGCTGGATCTGCAGACGACGGCGCTCGCCGAGACCGCCCGCGTGAAGCGGCTGCGGGACCGGCTCGAGGCCGGTATCGCGCGGCGCTACGAGACCGCCGCCGCGGCGGAACGGGCCGCTCAGGGCAAGACCAGCGGCACCGTGCGTGTCGAGGACGAGGGCATCGTGATCGTCGCCGACCTGCCGAAGAAGGTCTCCTGGGATCAGGACCGCCTCGCCGCGATGGCCGAGCGCATCCGCGCCGCCGGGGACGACCCGACCGAGTATCTCGAGATCGCATACCGCGTGCCCGAGCGGCGCTTCGGCGCCTGGCCCGCGGCGATGCGCGAGGGCTTCGCGGACGCGCGCAGCGAGACCACCGGCAAACCCGTCTTCCGGCTCGAGGCTCGAGACCGGTGAAGCGCGGCGGCGGGACGCCCGGTCGGCAACGCCGGGCAGGTTCCCCTTCGGCACCCGGTCACCCCCGCCGCCGCGCACCCTGAACGCAACCTCCGGAGAACCCCATGGCCTTCCGCATCATCACCGCCGACGAACGGCTCTCGGCCACCGAGAACAAGACGTCCCTCGCCATCTTCGGCCCGCCCGGCGTCGGCAAGACGACGCTCCTGAAGACGCTGCCCGCCGAGGAGACGGTCTGCCTCGACCTCGAGGCCGGCATGAAGTCGGTGCAGGACTGGCGCGGGGACTCGATCCCGGTGCGCAGCTTCACCGATTTCCGCGACCTCGCCGTACTGATCGGCGGGCACGATCCGGCCCAGCATCCGAAGTCCTGGTACGGCGCCGAGTATCACGCCTGGCTGCAGCAGCAGTATCTCGGCACCGGCATCGAGGACTTTCTCGCCCGGAAACGGATCGTCTTCGTCGACTCGATCACCGACCTGACGCGGCAGGCCATGGCCTATGCCCGCCAGCAGCCCGAGGCCTTCTCCGAGCGGACCGGGAAGCCCGATGTCCGCGGCGCCTACGGGCTCCTGGGCCGCGAGGTGATCCAGGCGCTGAAGCACCTGCAGCACGCCCGCGGCAAGACGGTGATCTTCGTCGGCGTGCTCGAGAAGGTGACCGACGAGTTCGGCACGGCGACCTGGCAGCCGCAGATGGAGGGCACCAAGGCCGGGCGCGAGTTGCCGGGCATCGTCGATCAGGTGGTCTCGATGCAACTCTTCGGCCGCGACGCCAAGGGCGACTGGACCCTCGACGAAAACTCCGCCGAGCGCCGCCTCGTCTGCCGCTCCGGCAATCCCTGGGGCGTTCCCGCCAAGGACCGCTCCGGCCGCCTCGATGTGACCGAGGCGCCCGATCTCGGCGCGCTGATCGCCAAGATCGACGGCCGTGCACCCGCCCACACCGCCACCCCTTCCTGATCCAGACGCAAAGGACAGATCCATGAGCTACGATCTCAACGACGCCCAGCCGCAGATGGCCCCCATCGGCGAGCTGATCCCCGACGGCACCTTCGCCAAGGTCCGCCTGACCGTGCGCCCCGGCGGCGTGGACGGCGCCACCCCGATGGACACGAAGCTCCTGAAGGCCTCGCAGTCGAGCGACGCGAAGATGCTGGACTGCGAGTTCACCATCCTCGAGGGGCCACATGCCCGGCGGAAGTTCTGGCAGAGCTTCACCGTGGCGGGCGGCAAGGTCGACGAGAAGGGCCAGTCGATCGGCTGGAAGATCTCCAAGTCCACCTTTCGCGCGATGGTCGACAGCGCTCTCGGGCTCGATCCCAGAGACGAAAGTCCCGACGCCAAGGCCAAGCGGGTGCTGCCCGGGCTCAAGCACCTCGAAGGCATCGTCTTCGCCGCGCGGATCATGGTGGAGCCCGCCTCCAACCCCCAATACCGCGACCAGAACCGGATCGCGAATGTCGTTCTGCCCGACGAGCCGCAGCATGCCGCGATCATGCGCGGCGAAACCGTGCCCCCGGAGCCCGTCAACGCCCCGCCGCGCAAGGCCGCGAGCGCGCCGGCGCCGGGGTGGCAGGCGCCCACGCCGGCATGGGGCGCGCAACCACAAGCCCCGGCGGCGGCTCCGGCCTGGGGCGCTCAGGCGCCCGCGCCGCAGCCCTCGCAGCAGTCGTCCGCACAGCAGCCGCCGGCGTCCGCGCCGGGCGGAGCGCCGGCGACCGGCATGCCCGCCTGGCTCAATGGCTGAGGCGCGGTCGGCAGCGCGGCGGCGGAGGTCAAACCGGCCTTCGCCGCTGCCCGAGGCCCGGCGCGATCCTGCCGGGCCGATGACCCCGGATGAATGGCAGGCGCATGTGACGCGCGAGGCGGCGCTGGAGATCGGACGATGGCTCGAGGCCCGAGGAAGACTGCACGCCCCCATCGCAAGCCTCAGCCTCGGCGACCTCGAAGCCATGGCCAGCAACGCGATCTCGCGCTGGATCGTGCTCCAGTCCGAAAAGCTCCAGAGGGCGGGCTGGCCGCCCGAGGACCCGATCGCGACCTTCTTGCTCGGGTAGCGCTCTGCGCCGTCTGCGCCCGCGAGGCGCGCGGCTTCGGCTACTGCCACGGCCTCCGCTGGGATCGCCATCCATACCACCGCTTCTGCTCGCGCCGCTGTCAGGACGTGGGCAGCGCCATCGCCCAAAGGAACAACGGCATGATCGACAAGACCGCGCGCGAGGCCCGTGCGATCCGCGAAGCGCGGACGCTCTTCGCCGAAGCGCTCACCGACCTCGGGCTCATGGAGCCCTTCTTCCACCGCAGCGCCGAGGACATCGACTGCCTGATCGAGGCGGCGGTCACCGGCTACATCGACAGCATGCAGGACCAGGCCGCGCGCAAGGAGCGCACCGGCACGGCCCTCGATGACCCCATTCAGTTCTGAGGGGGCGTGCGATGATCGACCTGAACAACAACACCGCGTCCTGCAGCTGGAAGCCTCTGCTCGAGCCGGCCACCGAGAACGCCGTCACCGACTTCGAGATCGAGTTCTGCGACAGCCTCCGCGAGAAGCTGGCTCGGTTCGGCGAGAGCGCCCGGCTGACGGACGCGCAGTTCCACAAGCTGACCTGCATCGCGCAGGCTGGCGGGTTCTGGGAGCGCGAGCGATGATCGACCTGAACCATGGCTCGGGCTTCCTCTATGGCGCAGTCGCGCCGCGCCCGCCCATCGCGCAGGCCGTGTCCGCCGCCATCGACACGGCGCTGTCCGCGCGCCACCGCGCCGAGCGTCCGCGCACCTATGTCAGTTCCTCGGGTCTCGGCCGCGACTGCCTGCGCCAGATCCAGTACGACTTTCTCGCGGTCCCAAAAGACGAGGGCCAGGAGTTTGCGCCGCGCACGCTGCGCATCTTCGAGGCGGGCCACCGGGCTGAGGACATCGTTGCAGGCTGGTTCCGGATCGCCGGGTTCGACCTGCGCACCGAGCGACCCGATGGACGCCAGTTCGGGTTTGAGGCCCTCGGCGGGCGCTTCAAGGGCCATATCGACGGCTGCCTCGTCTCCGGCCCAGTCGCGATGGACTATCCCGCGCTCTGGGAGAACAAGGCGCTCGGCGCAGCCAGCTGGAAGGACGTGGTCAAGCGCGGCGTCAGCCTCGCCCGGCCGGTCTATGCCGCCCAGATCGCGCTCTATCAGGCCTACATGGACCTGCCGACCCCGGCGCTCTTCACTGCGCTCAACCGCGACACGATGGAGCTGCATGCCGAGCTCGTGCCCTTCGATGCACATCTCGCGCAGGAAATGTCGGATCGCGCCGTTGCCGTGGTCCGGGCCTCCGAGGCGGGAGAATGGCTGCCGCGCGCGGCGGCCGAGCCTACGGCGGTTCTGTGCCGCGGCGGCATGGCTGCCGGCAAGTGGCACGCGCCCTGCGCCTGGGCGGAGCGGTGCTGGGGAGAGCGGCCATGATCCCCGACGCCTACGAACTCAAGCGGATCGTGCGCGCGCATCGCGAGCGTTTCTGGTGCTCCGACCTGCTCGGAGCGGCGGAGTTCGCGCCGATCTATTTCTTCGGCGATCAGGCCGCCTTCGATGGCGATATCGTCGACCGCGCGATGATCCGGGTCTTTACCGGTCCGCTTCGGCTGCCGCATCCGTCCGTGATCTTCGAGGTGCGCGAGCAGCGCGCGTCTCCCTCGGGCCTGATCGTCTGCGCCCGCGCCGACGGCGATATCGTCGAGGCAACGTTCCTCATGCGCAGGCGGGCGCCGCGCGGCTGGACGGATTGCCTGGTGCGGATCTGGATGCATCCGGACGGCAAGGCGGAGATCGAGGGCAACCCGGCCGAGCGGAGCGACGAGACGGTCCGCGGTCACGGCGAAGTCGCCGCCGGCATCGTCTGGCGCGCGCTGACCATCCTTGGCGCCTCCCCTGAAATCCGCGACCGCAAGGTGTCGCTTGCAAAACGGTCCCGCCTGTCCCGCGAGGGCGTGCGCGGATGGGTCTGGCGTCAGGTCGCCATCGATCCGGCGCGTCTGCGCGCGGCGACTTCTCCGCAGGGCGGCAGTCACGCCAGCCCGCGCTGGCACATTCGCCGCGGTCACTGGCGGCAGCTCGCCGACGGGCGCCGGGTCTTCGTCCGTCCGTGCGAGGTGGGCGATCCGACCCGCGGCGGGATCGTCAAGGATTACGCAGTGGAGGCGCGCTATTCATGACCGAGTTCACCCCATCCGCCACGCAGGCCGCCGCGATCCGCGAGATCAAGGAGTGGTTCGAGACCCGCACAGAGCAGCAGCAGGTATTCCGCCTGTTCGGCTATGCCGGGTCCGGCAAGAGCACCGTGCTGAAGTTCGCGCTCGAGGAACTCGGCCTCTCGCCCCACCGCAGCGCGAAGGACGGCCGCTGCGTGCCAGGCGTCGTCACCGCCACCTTCACCGGCAAGGCCGCGCTGGTGCTGACCCGCAAGGGCACGCCGGCGCGCACCATCCACAGCCTGATCTATTCGGTGATCGAGGCGACCGAGGAGGAGATCGAGGAGGCTGCCCGCAAGATTGCGGTGGCCGAACGCGACGCGCTCCGTCTCACCGGGTTCGCGCGCACCACGGCCGATGCCGCGATCGAGGCGATGCGCCAGGGGCTCTCGGCGATGAAGCACCCGCGCTTCGCCCTGAACCCGCAGAGCGACGCGGCGGACGCCCGGCTGATCGTGCTCGACGAGGTGTCGATGGTCGGCGAGGAGATGGCGCGCGACCTGATGAGCTTCGGCAAGCCGATCCTCGTGCTCGGCGATCCCGGCCAGCTGCCGCCGATCCGGGGCGAAGGCGCCTTCACCCGCGACGAGCCGGACGTGATGCTGACCGAGATCCACCGCCAGGCGGCCGAGAGCGCGATCATCCGTCTCGCCACCATGGCGCGCGAGGGCCGGCCGATCGGCTTCGGCGTCTACGACGATCATGTCGCCAAGCTCCGCAAGGGCGACATCACGCCGGAACAGGCGCTGCGCGGCGGCCAGCTGATCTGCGGGCTGAACGCCACGCGGCTGCAGATCAACAACGCCATGCGTGCAGCGGCCGGCCTCGGCGGGAGCTGGCTGCCCACGGGGCCGGCCGAGAAGATCATCTGCCTGAAGAACCAGAACGATCTGGGGCTGATCAACGGGATGTTCGTGACGCTCGAGGACATCGTCGACGAGGGCAGCCTCTACTTTTCCGCCGTCGTCCATGACGAGGACGGACGCCACATCGGCGAGCCCTATGAGGACGGGCGTCCGGGCCGGCTGCGCATCTACAAGGGGCATTTCGAGGACCACGTCGCCTACGACGACAAGCGCCATGACCGCGACTACAAGGAGAAGCGGCTGCTCACCGAGGCGACCTTCGGCTGGGCGATCACCGCGCATAAGGCGCAGGGCTCGCAGTGGGAGAACGTGATCGTCTGGGACGACGGGCTGGGCCGAAACGAGATCGACCGGCGCCGCTGGCTCTACACGGCGATCACCCGGGCCGAGCGCGGGCTCGTCCTTCTGGCCTGAGGGGTGCGATGATCGATCTCAACGACATCGCGGTCCCGAAGACCCGGCATGACCTCGCTGCCGTGAAGGAACGCCTGGCCTGCACCGCTGCCGACTGGCTGCCGGGGCTCTTCCCCGAGGCCAGGCTCGCGCGGGACCGTCGTTCCTTGCGCTGCGCGGACCTCTCCGGGCGCCCGCCGCGCAAGGAGGGCTCCTGCACCATCCATCTCGACGGGCCCTATGCAGGCTGGGGCTTCGACTACGCCACCGGCGAGCGGGCCGGTCCCATCGACCTGATCGCGCAGGCGACAGGGCTCTGCGACGGCGCGCTCTTCGACGAGGCGGCGCGGTTGGCGGGGATAGACCATCCCGCGCCGCGGTCAGCGCCGTCGTCGACCAGCCGCGCACGCCCGGACCATTCGGCCGAGATCGCGCGTCTTGTCGGCGGGGCAGTACCGCTCGCGGGCACGCCAGGCGAGACCTATCTGCGCGCTCGCGGGTTGTCGGATCCCGGATCGCCCGATCTGCTGTTCCACCCCGATCTTCCGGATTTCGACAGCTGCCGCGGCTGGCCCGGCCTGATCGCGATCCTCCGGCTGCCGGACGGAGAGCGCGCGCCGGGCATCCACCGCACCTTCCTGCTTGACGACGGCAGCGCCAAGGCGCCCCCGGGCAAGAAGATGCTCGGCAGCGTGAAGGACGCCTCGGTCCGGCTGTTCCCGATACCGGAGGACGGGCACATCGGCGTCGCGGAAGGGATCGAGACGGCGCTCGCCGCACACGCGCTCTTCGGCACGTCGGTCTGGGCGGCGCTGTCGGCGGACGGTCTGGCGCGATTCCAGTGGCCGGAGGGCACCCGGCGCGTCACCATCTACGCCGATGCCGGAGACGCCGGCCGCCAGGCGGCTGCGACGCTCTCGGACCGCCTGAACCGGGCCGATATCCCGAACGAAATTGTTGCGCCGCTGCATGGCGACGATTTCAACGACGACCTTCTGCGCGGCGCTCGCGCCGAGGATTACGCGCGACCGACTGACACCACAGCGAAGTCGCAGGACGGCGACCCTGTCGAGCCGGGGGCGGCTACGCTCATCGTCGCCTCCGCCGACGATCCCGCAACGCTGATCGCCGCGGCCGAGGCCCTGACCAATCCGCCCGAGTTCGAAGCCCTGTCCACGCTGCTCGGGCGCATCGCGCTGGCGAAACTCGACCCGCTACCCGAACGTCAGGTCATCGCGCGCATCAAGTCCGCGACCGGGATCGGCATGTCGGTCCTGACCCAGCAGCTGGCCGAGCTCCGCCGACGCGTGAACGCCACCGGCGACCCGCGCGCGCCGATCCCGAAACCCGCCTGGTTCAGGCGCCTCCGGCTCGACCTCGCAGGCGCGCCCGAACGCAACGAGGCCAACGTCATTGTCGCGCTGACCTCCGATCCCGCTTTCGCCGGCGTTCTCGCCTTCGACGAATTCGGGCAGGAGATCGTGGTGCGTCAGCCGCTGCCGTGGGATTGTGCGGCCGCGTCCCTTCCGCGTCCATGGGAGGACGCCGACGACATCCGCACCGCCGAGTGGTTGCAGCTCCGCGGCATCAACGTCGCCCCGGTGGTCGTGAGCCGCGCTGTCGGCGCCGTCGCCCGCGAGCTGCGTATCCATCCGGTCCGCGACTGGCTCGACACCCTGACATGGGATGGCACGCCCCGGATCGAGACATGGACCAGCGCCCATCTCGGCGCGGAGCCGACGGCGTTCCATCACACCATCGGTGCGCTCTGGCTGATCTCGGCCGTCGCCCGCATATACCGGCCCGGCGTGAAGGCCGACCACATGCTGATCCTCGAGGGGCCGCAGGGCGCGCGCAAATCCACCGCGATAAAGGTGCTCGCCGGCGAGGAATGGTTCACCGACGAGCTGCCGGAACTTGGCTCGAAGGACGCGGCGCTGCACATGCAGGGCGTCTGGATCGTGGAGATTGCCGAACTCGACGCCATCGGCCGCGCCGAGGTCTCGCGCATCAAGGCGTTCCTGACCCGCACCACCGACCGCTTCCGACCGCCGTATGGGCGCTATACCGTCGAGGTGCCGCGCCAGTGCGTCTTCGCCGGCACTGTGAACCCCGACACCTATCTGCGCGACGAGACCGGCAACCGCCGCTTCTGGCCGCTTCGCTGCGGTGCAATCGATATCGCGGCGCTCGCGCGCGACCGGGACCAGCTCTGGGCCGAGGCCGTTCACCGCTTCCGTGGCGGCGCGATCTGGTGGATCGACGATCCGGCGCTGCTTGCCGAAGCCCGCGAGGAACAGGATCGTCGCTACCAGTCCGACGCCTGGGACGACCTGATCGAGCACTGGCTGACGCACGAGATCCGGACCGTCTCCGACGGCTTCCCCGACTACGGCAACTCCCGCACCGAGAGCGTGCCGCGTCCGGAGCCGTTGAGGGATGTGGCGGTCGGCGAGATCCTCGAGGAGGCCATCGGGCTCGAACCCGCCCGCTGGACGCGCGGCGACCAGATGCGCGTCTCCGCTTACCTCAAGGCGAACGGTTGGGAGCGCTACCGGCGGCGCGACGAGGGCGGGCGCGAGGCGCCGCGGGAGTGGCGGTATCGGCGAGACGGCTGAGGGCGCTTTGGACTGCGGAGAAATGAAACGATCAATTTCTGAATATGCGTGCCCCGAAAGCCGATACTAATCACTTCCCTCATCTTCCGGGTCCGAAGGGCTATTTGTTGCATTGTCATCCTCACCCTCGACGATGCCTTCAAGATATTTTGCGTAGGTCGTCTTGAGATATTTGAGAGCCGCATCTCCCTCTACGTTGGCCTTCAGATGGTCTTGTACAAACCGCATACGACCTTTGCTGTCCGCGAGGATTTCCGACCATGGCCGAACCCATATTTCGATCAGGCCCTCCTTGAAAACGCGCCCTGGCGGACTGCCCTCCTGACGGGTCCGCCGCCGGGCGTGCTCATCAAGGTCGTTCGAGACCGCCCAGAAGGTCCATCTGGTTTTCAGGTCGCGGAATCTCTCATCTCCAGCGATCGCGAAGGCGTAGCTTTCAATCTGCGTTAGCTCTCTCGCGCCAATCACTACGGATGGGCGCTTTAATTCAACGATCAGATGCTCACGCTCTTCCGACCGGCTGAGAGGCACTGCTCTCGATAGCATCAAATCAACAATGCCTGTTTTCCCGTCAATGCGCTTAACGGGCTCGTCAATGACGGTTTCTGCGCCGATCATTTCGCGATGCTTGCGTAGAACTTCCCTCAGACCCTTATCGTCTACGGTCAGGGCAAACTCTTCGCCAAAAATCCAGGTATTGCCTTCGGCAATCATCCGGTGAAGTTGGCTGCGTTCCTTCAGTAGTCCGCGAGTTTCCGGATCGTAGAGTAGATGCTCGATACCCGACAGGAATTTGAGCCGGTCGGAGACAAGTCGTGAGGCGCTGATAACATTTGCCAAGTCAGCCTCCTCAAGGAGGCGAGAAAACTCATTTCGCGTCTTCTTGGGTAGATCAAGAACCTGCGTAAGAATGTTCTGAAGCTCGTCTGGCCCCCTTTCGATTGCCTGCCGAAGCATCCGCATTTGGAGGGCGCGACTCTTGGTGCTTTGCTCCGAAAAATCCGAGAGGTGCTTGCTCACCGTCAATGCTACGATGTCGAAGACTTGGCGCTCGGCAGCCTCGACTGGGGTCTGCGGTTCAGTGTCGTAAGGGTAGCTCCGCTCAGCCTTCCAGCGATCAATCTCAGTGCGAGCGGCCGCTGCACCGGCCTGCTTGAAGTGTGCCTGGATAGCTTCTGCTGCTTCGTCGTAGGCTTCTGCCATCGCCGAATCCATTTCGGCCAGGTCGATGGCTCCGCGTTCCTGAAGGCGGTCGACATACCGGGATTTCAGATAGGCCGAGAACACATATCCAGTCGTGTGGAATTTTGGCGCAATCCTCGCGAACGGAAATCCGTCTTCACCGCAGAAGAACACTGATCGCTCTGGCGCCGAACTCCACTGGATCAGCTCCAACGCCACAGGGTATTCCTCGCCGTCAGCCTCAATGGGTGACAACGAGATCTTGTTCCTTTCAACGATGTTCGCTTCTGGGTCGAGCTTTTGGTGGTCGAAATAAACCGCGGCGTCTCGATAGTCGGTGAGATAAACCGCGAATACTGCCGATAGGTCGGGCACGGCTCGTTCCGGATCAAGCGACCGGAACTGTCGGTCGAGTTCGGAAATCCTCACCTCGACGCCCGTTCCAAGCGCGGCATCCGCCTCCGTCGCCTCTGTGATGCGCACATCCACGAGTGCATCGCGGATCAACGTCATACGAAACGCCATGAGGCGATTACCCTCGCGATATCGGACGCTCCAATCCGCCACACGACCGAGGCCGAGCGCTCTGAACCGGCCTTTTCCCTCCTTGCCGTGCAAAGCGCGGCCCTTGCTCTTGGATCGCGCGCCATGCCGTTTCCATGACCCACCGACCTTCCCGAACAGCGCTTCGGCCTCTTGGCGTGAGAAGCCGTGACCGTTGTCCGTCACCGTGATGGAGCGCATGCCGAGCTCGCCCACGTCGACGTCAACATCGACACGCGTGGCGTCCGCGTCTAGGGCATTCCAAACCAGTTCGGCGACCCCCTGCACCGGCGTCGCATTCGCGAGCTTGCGCAGATGGTCGTGCTCGACCTGCACTCTGAAAGTGCCATCTGCCATCTAAGCCCCTCGAATAAAGATTGTTTCACCCGTCCAGAATCGGCTGGAAGGTAAGCCGGTGTCAAGGAAATCGATACTGTTCTAGCCGGCGCTGATGTGAAGCGCGCGGCGTCCCAACCTCCCGTTGGTCCCAACCCTGTCCCAACCTACCGAGGGGGTTGGGGACACGAAAAGCCGTTCAAAAACAACGGTGTCCCCAACCTCACCCCGTGGTCCCAACCTTTTGCTACACATTCATGTGGGAGAACGGAAAAGGTCGGGAACATGTTCTTCTATACGAAAAGAGAAGGACCCCCGTTGGGGACACCGAGGTTGGGACCACATTCATGCAAGCCATTGGAGTGAAACGATAAAGGGCTGTCCCAACCCCCTCGAAGGTTGGGACCACGCGTTCGGAGGTTGGGACCGGGGCGTTCAGAGCGTTGAGCGTCGTCCGTCGCCGCGTCGACGGTCGTTTTCGCTTTGGCCGAGGACCGCCGGATGCTAATTCTTGCGGCGACCGAAGCCGAAGGCCCACAGCTTGTGAGCCTTCACGATGAACACATCGATTTCCGCGCAGAACGTCCGCCCCGAACCGGGCGCGATCAATAGGTCCTGCATCCTCGCCCTCGACCTCGGCACCACGACCGGCTGGGCGCTCCGCAGCCATGACGGACTGATCACCAGCGGCACGGTCAGCTTCCGGCCCGGACGATTCGACGGAGGCGGCATGCGCTACCTGCGTTTCACCAACTGGCTGACCGAACTCGACCGGTTGTCGGGGCCCATCGCCGCGATCTGGTTCGAAGAGGTGAGAGCTCACAGGGGCGTGGACGCGAGCCACGTTTATGGCGGGCTGATGGCCACGCTGACGGCATGGGCGGAGCTGCGTGGCGTGCCATACGAGGGCGTCGCCGTTGGATCGATCAAACGCCACGCCACCGGCAAGGGCAATGCGCCCAAGGAGGCGATGATCGCCGCGGCGCGAGCACGAGGGTTCTCGCCCGTCGACGACAACGAGGCCGACGCCATCGCCATCCTGCACTGGGCGATCGAGACGAACGGGGGCCTGGGATGAGGTGGTGCCCGAAAGGCTACGGCGGCACGCGCCGGGATCCCGACCAGGTGAAGCGCGATGGCTGGCATGACGAGGGTGTGCTCGCCGTATCCGTCGACGACCACCGCCTGACCTGGCCGGAACGCGAGCTGGTGCGTCAGCTCGGGGAGAAGCTCTATGGGCCGCGGGCGGACGAGCGGGAGGCCGCGAATGGTTGAGTGGACGCCCACCATGGTCGAGGACCGGCTCGAGAGCGCCGCCGACGTGTTCCGGTCGCTGCCCGAGGTAAAGCCGCAGGGCTACTTCAACGCCTGGCCCGAGTACTTCCACAGCTTCGCCGACCAGGTGGGCCAGGAGCCGCAGATGCGCCGACCCAAGCCCGGGCCGCGTGACATCACGCAGGCCGAGGAAGCTCTGCTCTGGCTTCGCTGGCTCGACCCCGCCGACGCGCGCCTGCTCTGGCTTCGGGCAAACCGCAAGCCTTGGAAGCCGATCTGCTGGGAACTCGGCATCAGCCGCGCCACGGCGAACAGGCGCTGGCAGTACGGCATCGCGGTGATCGTGTGGCGGTTGAACGGGAGGCGAGTGCCGAAGAAGCGGTCGATGGAATTCGTCGTGGCGCAAGCTGCTCAATGAGCCTGTCAAGGTTCGACGTTCGCGCGAGACACTTTCCGGCGAGACACCGGACGGCGAGACGGATCGCCCCTCTGACGGTATCCATGGCGATATACTGGGGGTCGTGCGCTCGGATGGACCGACGCTGGTCCCGAGGTGGACACCGGGGCTGGCTTCCGGGGTCCAGCCGGGGTCCAGGCCGCCAACTCTTTGTTTTCTGGTTCCTTTCCGGGCCGAAACGTATGCTGGCGGGCTTGGCTCGGCATTTCGCCAGCGACAGGGCCGGAATTTTGGGAAGCCGCCGGAATCCAGCATCCACCCGCGGCGTCCTGAAAGCCTCGTGAATTCAAACATCTGACCGGCCGCCCGGGGTGGATACCCCGCGGATACCGGAGTCCAGCCGGAAGCCGGTGGACCCCGCCGTGCCGGAGTCCACCCGGCGGATGCCGATCGACCATCGACAGGAACCTTCATGACCCTCGCCCACGGCACTGCGGCGGGCACGGACGCCGTCGCGACGCGCGCCAGGTCGCGCAACCGCGGGATGCGCCTCCGGACCTGCGCGGAGTGCGGCAAGGTCGAGGAGGTGCGCGCCGACAACCCCGCCACTCGGTGTCGAGCCTGCGGCTCCCGACCAGCGCTGGATAGAGGCCACTGCAGGCGATCCGCGGATCGGAACCATGAGACGTGCCGGCACTGCGGCAGGGTCTTCCCGGCGCCGCCGAGCAGCCGCCAGCAGTTTTGCTGCCTCGCGTGTCGTCGCGCCGCGCAGTCGGTCGAACGATGCTGCGCGACCTGCGGGAGCTCGTTTCACATTCCCCGGTCGGTCCTGTCGGGTCGCACCAACGCCAGCGGACGGTTCTGCTCGCGGTCCTGCTACGAGCGCCATCTGTGCCGGACGCCGCGCATCCGCGGGCGCGGCTCGCGATGGAAAACGATCCGCAAGGCTGCGCTCCGGCAGACGCCCTTCTGCGCCTGCTGCGGAAGGACCAGGCACCTTCAGGTGCACCACATCATCCCGTTCCGCCTGACGCGGGACAACTCGCCGACCAACCTGATCCCGCTCTGCCGCGCCTGCCACAAGCGCGTGGAGAGCGTGTTCCACGATGTCGAGGCGGTCGATCCGCCGCTCCCAGTCACCAAGCTCGTCCTGTTCTGCAGCATCCATGCGCGCCGGACGGTGACCCTTCACATGCTCAAGAGTTCCGCCCATGCCGGCCAACGCGCTGCAGCTTGAACAATGGCCCATCGGCCGCCTCGTCGAATACGAGCGCAACCCGCGCAAGAACGACGATGTGGTCGACCGGATGGCGCAGGCCATCGTCGAGTTCGGCTTCCGCATCCCGATCGTCGCGCGCAGCGACGGGCTGGTGGTCGACGGGCACCTGCGGCTGAAGGCGGCCCGTCTGCTCGGTCTCGACACCGTGCCGGTGGTCCTCGCCGACGAGCTGTCGGAGACGCAGATCAAGGCGTTCCGTCTGCTGGCCAACCAATCGGCGAACTGGGCGGAGTGGGATGAACTGCTCCTCTCGGCCGAGCTGCAGGACCTGCTCGCGGACGACTACGACCTGTCGCTGGTCGGCTTTTCGGACGGCGAGCTGGACAAGCTTCTGGCGTTCGATCCGGACGGGGGCGGTGAAGAAGAGGGTGGCGCCGGGGGCTCCGTGCCGCCGGTGACCATCCCCGAGCCGCCGCGCAATCCTGCGTCGCGCACCGGCGATCTCTGGATCCTCGGCGACCACCGCCTCCTCTGTGGCGACAGCACCAGCGCTGCCGACGTGCGTCGCCTGATGAACGGCGAGCGGGCAGTGCTGTTCGCGAGCGACCCGCCATACCTCGTCGATTACGACGGATCGAACCATCCGACGCGGAACAAGGACTGGTCGCAGTCCTATGGCGTGACCTGGGACGACAGCAGCCAGGGCGCGGACCTCTACGACGGCTTCATCGCCGCGGCCGTGGCAGAGGCGATCACCGAGGACGCCGCCTGGTATTGCTGGCACGCCTCGCGTCGCCAGGCGATGCTGGAGGCGTGCTGGGAAAAGGCCGGCGCCTTCGTCCACCAGCAGATCATCTGGGTGAAGGACCGCGGGGTTCTCACCCGCTCGCACTACCTCTGGAAGCACGAGCCCTGCTTCATGGGCTGGCGCCGCCCGAACCGCCCGCCGAAAGTCGCCGAGCAGACGCTGCCCTCGACCTGGGAGATGCCGTCCTTCGCCAAGGACGAGCGCCCGGACCATCCGACGCCGAAACCGCTCGACGCCTTCGGTATCCCGATGCGGCAGCATGTGGCGCGCGGCGGGATCTGCTACGAACCCTTCTCGGGCTCCGGCTCGCAGATCATGGCGGGCGAGGCCAATGGCCGCCGGGTCTTCGCGATGGAGATCAGCCCGGCCTATGTCGATGTCGCCGTCGAGCGCTGGCAGGCCGAGACTGGCAAGACTGCCATCCTCGACGGCGATGGCCGGACCTTCGCCGAGGTGAAGGCCGAGCGGCTGGGCGAGACCCCGGCGGCGGCCGAGGGGGCCTACGCGGCCTGACGACGTGGATGGCGTGGCTCTACCTTCCTCCGGTCTGCCTGCCGGAGCCGGCGACGCGTGCCTGTTCGGCCTCTCGCTCTGCTCCGGCGCCGGCGGGCTCGATCTCGGGCTGCACCTCGCATGCCCCGGATATCGCACTGTGGGTCACGTCGAGCGGGACGCCTACGCCGCGGCCGTCCTCGTGGCGCGGATGGAAGACGCGGCCCTGGATCGGGCGCCTGTCTGGGACGACGTTGCCACCTTCGACGGCCGCCCGTGGCGCGGCGCGGTGGACATCGTCACTGCGGGCTATCCGTGCCAGCCGTTCTCCGTCGCGGGCAAGCGCCGGGGCGCGGACGACCCGCGTCATCTCTGGCCGCATGTCGCCCGCATCATCGGCGAGGTCGAGCCGCCCTTCGTCTTCCTCGAGAACGTCGCCCATCATCTCCGCCTCGGCTTCCCCGAGGTCGCCGGAGGACTGGTCGGCATGGGCTACCGCCTTGCGGCGGGCCTCTTCACGGCGGCGGAAGTCGGTGCGCCCCACCGGCGCGAGCGGCTCTTCATCCTCGCCCACCGCGAGGGCGACCACCTGGCCGACCCCGCGCGCCTGCTCGGGGACGCGGTCGAGCGGCGGGAACAGGACGGAGATGATGCGGCTCTGGCCGACGCCGCTGGCCGGCGACAGCAAGGGCACGCGGAACCGGACGAGCAATCGCAGCGAGGCCGCGCGCCCGCGCAACGACGGGACGACGCTCTGCGATGCGACGAGGATGTGGATGACGCCGACGGCGCGGGATCACAAGGACGGGGCGACGAGCCTCGCGAACACGCCGGTGAACGGGCTGCTTGGCCGCCAGGTCCTGGTGATGCCGACGGCTGGCGGGCGTTCCTGCGACACGCCCCGGACCTTGAACCCGCGGTTCGTCGAGGCGTTGATGGGCTGGCCCACCGGGTGGACCGGCTTCGCCTCTGTGGCAACGGAGTGGTCCCGCTGGTCGCGGCGCATGCGCTCCGAACTCTCGCAGCTCAACTGCTGGCCGATGGATAAAGGGGCGCGATGAAGCAGAGCCGGGCCATGTCGCTGGTCGAGGCCGTCGCCAACGTGGCGGTCGGCTACGGCGTCGCGGTCGTGACGCAGATCCTGATCTTCCCGGTCTTCGGGCTGCACACGACGCTGGCGCAGAACCTCAAGATGGGCGCGGTCTTCACTGTGGTGAGCATCGCGCGGTCCTTCGCCCTGCGGCGGGTGTTCGAGGCGATCCGGGTGCGCGGGGCACGATGAGATACCGCCGCCCTGTGCGGGACGGCGGCATTGGGACCAACGTGACGTGCGGCGTTAGTCGCGCGGCAGGCTGTACACCCGCCCGCGGCCCTCGACCTTCTCGGAGGTGACTTCGAGCCTGAGCTTCTTCTTGAGCGCTCCGGCAAACGCACCGCGGACCGTGTGCGGCTGCCAGCCCGTTTCGGCGACGATCTCATCGATGGTCGCGCCGCCCTCGGCGCGAAGCATCTCGATCAGTTTCGCCTGCTTGGTGCCCGTGCGCGGTGTGCGCGCCTTGGGCGCGGGCTCGCCTTCGGCGGGAGCTTCCTGCGTGGGTTCCGCGCTCGGCGCCCCGCCGGCGCCCTTGGGCGCGCTATCGCCGCCCTCCGGCTCGACGCCGATGGCGGCGAGGCCTGCATCGGTGATGTGCAGGAGGATGGCGCGGCCGTCCTCGTCGTTGCGCCAGATGCGGTTGAGGGCGGCGTCCGCCTTGGTCTCGCTGTCGGTCGCTTTCTCTGCGATCAGCGCGCGCTTCAGGAGCGCGCCAACCACCTTGGCGGCGGCGCCGCCGCGGAGCGAACCGGGGAGCGGCAGGACGTTGCGGTCCTCACGCTGCGCGGCGGCGCTGAGGATCACGAGTTGGGTATCGGAAAGCTTGGTCATCTGGGGTCTCCGGTTTCAGGGCCGCGATCGTCGCGACCCTCCTACGACCCCGAGCCGCGCAGGGCGCGCGGCGGGAGTTCCGGCGGTGCCGGAGATCAGCGGGCGTGCTCGCCCTCGCCGAAGGCGCTGTCGGTGATGCGCTTCAGGAGGCTGGCGTAGTTTTCGAGGGTGCCGACCATCGCCCAGCCCGCCTCGTCTGGGTGGCAGTTGAAATGGTCGTCGCTGAGCGCCTGCAGGCGGGCGAGCATCTCGTCGATCTCGGCCTTCTTGCCGATGAAGGCGGCGAGCGCAGCTTCCTTGTTGCGCCGGTCCTTGTCGGCGCGGGCCTCAAAGCGCGGGGTGGTGATCGGGTTCGGGCGGCTGGTCATCGTCGTGGCTCCGGGTGAGTTGCATCGTCCTTGTGGGATGGACGTTCGCTCTGTCCGCGAGGCTTATCAACTCGATAAGCGCCTGACTTTCAATGACAATCGGGGCTGGCGATGCAGGGCATGAGCGAGCGCCAGTACGCCGCCCATGTCGGGCTTTCGCGTGGCGCGATCCAGAAGGCGAAGACCGCCGGCCGCCTCGTGATGCACGAGGACGGCAGCATCGACGCCGCGGCTTCCGACAAGCGGCGGGCCGAAACGACCGACCCGTCGAAGACCCGAAAGGCGCCGGCGCCCAAGCTGAAACCCGTGCCCGAGGCCGCCGTGGCTGCTGTGGGCGACACCCTCCGCGAACAGGGGCTTTCCGCGCCGGCCGTCGGCGGCGGCACGACCTTCCTTCAGGCCAAGACCGCGAACGAGGTGCTGAAGGCGCAGGAGCGACGCATCCGGCTCCAGAAGTTGAAAGGGGAACTGGTCGACCGCGCCCGGGCGGAGACGCTGATGTTCCGGCTCGCGCGCGACGAACGCGACGCCTGGGTGACGTGGCCGGCGCGGGTTGCTGCGCTGATGGCCTCGGAGCTCACCGCGGCGCTGGGGGACGGCTGCGAGGTGGAGGCGGCGCTGATGCAGAAGGTTCTGGAGGCCCATGTCCGCGCCCAGCTCGACAGCCTCGCGGAGATCCGACCCGGGCTTGGATGACGATCTCTTCGGGTTCGACGGCGCCGCCGCGCTGATCCGCGCCTGGTCGCGGGGTCTGCGTCCTGATCCTGACCTGACCGTCTCGAGCTGGGCCGACCGCCACCGGAAGCTCGCCTCGCGTGCCTCGGCCGAGCCGGGGCAGTACCGGACCGCGCGCACGCCCTACATGCGCGAGATCATGGACCGGCTCTCGCCCGGCGATCCGACCCAGCGGATCGTGTTCATGAAGGCCGCGCAGGTCGGGGCGACCGAGGCCGGCAACAACTGGATCGGCTTCGTCATACACCAGGCGCCGGGGCCGATGCTGGCGGTCCAGCCGACGGTGGAGCTGGCCAAGCGCAACTCGCGCCAGCGGATCGACCCGCTGATCGACGAGAGCCCGGACCTGCGGGAGCGGGTGAAGCCCGCGCGCTCGCGCGATGCGGGCAACACGATGCTGTCGAAGGAGTTCGCGGGCGGCATCCTGATCATGACCGGCGCGAACTCGGCCGTGGGGCTTCGGTCGACCCCGGCGCGGTACATCTTCCTCGACGAGGTCGACGCCTATCCCGCCTCGGCCGACGAGGAGGGTGACCCGGTCACGCTGGCCGAAGCGCGGTCATTGACCTTCGCCCACCGGCGCAAGGTGTTCCTGGTGTCGACCCCGACGATCCGGGGCCTGAGCCGGATCGAGCGCGAGTTCGAGGCTTCCGACCAGCGGCGGTACTTCGTGCCGTGCCCGCATTGCGACGCGATGCAATGGCTGAAGTTCGAGCGGCTGCGCTGGGAAAAGGGGCGCCCGGAGACGGCCGAGTATCTCTGCGAGGGCTGCGAGCGGCCCATCGCGGAGCACCACAAGACGAGGATGCTCGAGCACGGCGAGTGGCGCGCGACCGCCACGGCCGCCGATCCGGCGACGGTCGGCTACCACCTGTCGGCGCTCTACTCGCCGGTCGGGTGGCTCAGCTGGCAGCGGATCGCGCGGGCGCATGAGGCGGCACGGGGCAGCGACGAGGCGATGCGAGCGTTCCGCAACACGATCCTCGGCGAGACCTGGATGGAGACCGGCGAGGCGCCCGACTGGCAGCGGCTGGCGGACCGGCGCGAGGCATGGCCGCCGGGTACGGTGCCCGAGCGTGGGCTGTTCCTCACCGCTGGGGCCGACGTGCAGAAGGACCGGATCGAGGTCGATGTCTGGGCGTGGGGCCGCGGGCTGGAAAGCTGGCTCGTCGATCACCTCGTGCTAGAGGGCGGCCCCGGCGATCCGGCCTGCTGGCAGCAGCTGACGGATCTGCTCGGCCGGGTCTGGCAGCATGAACGCGGCAGTCACCTCGCGCTTGCCCGGCTCGCGATCGATACGGGCTACGAGACCAGCGCGGTCTATGCCTGGTCGCGCCAGGTGGGCTTCTCGCAGGTGGCGCCGGTGAAGGGCGTCGAGGGGTTCACCCGGACAAGCCCGGTGACCGGGCCGACCTATGTCGACGCGACCGTCGCGGGCAAGCGGCTCCGGCGCGGCGCCCGGCTCTGGACCGTGGCGACCTCGACCTTCAAGGCCGAGACCTATCGCTTCCTGCGGCAGGACCGGCCAACGAGGGAGGAACAGGCGGTGGGCGCGCTGTGCCCGCCCGGCACAATCCATCTGCCGGACTGGGCGGACGGCGAATGGCTGAAGCAGCTGACTGCCGAGCAGCTGGTGACGGTCCGAACGAAACGCGGCTTCGCGCGGCTCGAATGGCAGAAGCTTCGCGAGCGCAACGAGGCGTTGGACACACGCGTCTATGCCCGCGCGGCGGCGTGGATCGCGGGCGCGGATCGCTGGCCCGAAGCGCGGTGGGCCGATCTGGAAGCGCAACTCGGGGTAGCGACGTCGGACGGGCCCGAGGCCGGTGCGGCAACGGCGCCATCCGTCCCGACACGACCAATGCCGCGCCGGCGCACGGTGCGCTCAAGCTACATGAGGTGATCCATGGCCACGGCCGCAGAGCTCCGCGCCCGCCGCGACGCGCTGACCGCGCAGCGATCCTCGGGGGTGGCTCGGGTGAGCTATGACGGCAAGACCGTGGATTATCGGAGCGTGGCCGAGATCGACCGGGCCATCGAGGCGCTGGATCGCGAGATCGCCGCGGCCGAGGGGCGTCGGATCGTCCGACATGTGCGCGTGACGACGGCGAAGGGGCTCTGATCGATGGGCATCTTCAACCGCTTCCGCCGCCGGTCCGCCGGCGGCCCCGCTGCCGTGCGCGCCCGGCTCGAGGGCGCCATGGCAAAGCGGCGACTGCGCGGCTGGAACCCGCCGCTCGAGAACATCAACGCGCTGGTCGCCTCGGGCGGTCCGCGACTGCTGGCGCGGTCCCGTGAACTGGTGGTCACGAACGGCTATGCCGCCAACGCCTGCGAGGCTTTTGCGGCCAACCTCGTGGGCGACGGGATCAAGCCGTCCTCACTGATCGGGGACGCCGCCCTGCGTGACCGGGTCCAGCGGCTCTGGCTCGCCTGGACGGACGAGGCCGACGCGGATGGGCTGACCGACTTCTACGGCCTGCAGGCCATGGTCGCGCGAGAGATGTTCGTCGCGGGCGAGTGCTTCGTCCGGCTTCGTCCCCGGCGTGCGGAGGACGGACTGCTGGTCCCGCTGCAGCTGCAGCTTCTCCAGTCCGAGATGCTGCCCTTCGAGAAGACCGAGACGGCAGCCAACGGCAACCGCATCCGCTGCGGGATCGAGTTCGATGAGATCGGCCGCCGCGTGGCCTATCACTTCCGCCGGCGCCATCCGGGCGACAGCACAGATCAGGGCGCGGTGATCCCGGAGACTGTGCGCGTGGCGGCGACAGACGTGCTGCACATCTACCGGCCCATCGACGCGGGCCAGATCCGGGGCCTTCCACATATCGCGCCGGCGATGGTCCGGCTGTTCCTGCTCGACCAGTACGACGATGCCGAGCTCGACCGGAAGAAGACCGCGGCAATGTTCGCGGGCTTCATCACCAAGAGCGCGCCGGAAGAGCCCATGATGGGCGAAACGCAAGCGGATCTCGACGGGGCCGCCATCGCCAGCCTCGAGCCTGGCACGATGCAGGTGCTGCTGCCGGGCGAGGACGTGAAGTTCTCGTCCCCGGCGGATGTCGGCGGAGGCTACGAGGCGTTCCAGTACCGCACGCTGCTGGCGGTCTCGGCCTCGCTGGGGCTGCCCTATCACCTCGTCACCGGCGATGTCCGGCAGGCGAACTACTCGTCCCTGCGTGCCGAACTCGTCGAGTTCCGCCGCCGCATCGGCCAGCTGCAGCATGGCGTGATCGTGCACCAGCTCTGCCGCGCGGTCTGGCAGCGCTGGCTGGAGACGGCGGTGTTGTCGGGCGCGTTCGACGCCGATCTGGCCGAGGTGCGGCCGGTGCAATGGATCCCGCCGCGCTGGGACTGGGTCGACCCGCTGAAGGACATCCAGGCGCAGGTGCTGGCGATGGAGGCCGGCATCACCTCGCGGCGCAAGGTGGTCGAGGCCACCGGCTACGACATCGAGGAAGTCGACCGCGAGAACGCCGCCGACGCCGCCCGCGCGACAGGTCTCGGCCTGCGCTACCGCACGAGCCCCGGCGAGAGGCAGGGCGCTCGCGCGACGCCGGCGACGCGGCCGGAGCCGGCTGCTGGCGCGGGGGACGGCACGGATGACGGCGTGGCGGCGACCGATCCGGCCACCGAACAGGAGTGACGACATGGCAAGCTGGTATGCGATCCGCGCCCGGGGGACCGGTGCGGAAGTGGCGATCTATGACGAGATCGGCGCCTACGGGGTCTCGGCGAAGGGTTTTCTGGCCGAACTGGGCGCGCTGCCTGAGGGCACGCCCGTCGATCTGCGGCTGAACAGCCCTGGCGGGTCGGCCTTCGACGCGGTCGCGATCCACAATGCTATCAAGCGTCACGAGGGCCCGGTCACCGTCTGGATCGACGGCATCGCCGCTTCGGCCGCCTCCTACATCGCGATGGCGGGCGACGAGATCGTCATGCCCGAGAACGCCTTCCTGATGATCCACGACCCGGCCGGCCTCATAATGGGCACGGCCGAGGACATGCGCGCCATGGCCGAGGCGCTCGACAAGGTGAAGGGCAGCCTCGTCTCGGGCTACGCCGCGAAATCCGGCAGGACGCCGGAGGAAGTCTCCGCGCTCATGGCGGCCGAGACCTGGTTCGACGCCGCGGACGCGGTGGCGCAGGGCTTCGCCGACCGGCTGATCGAGCCTGTCCGGATCGCCGCGAACTTCGACATCGGGCGCTTCCGCAACGCACCGCCGGCGTTGGCCGAGCAGGTCGAAGCCGGGCCGGAGCCCGACGACGATGCCGACGGCACAAACACCGAGGCCACCGACGACGTCGCCGACGGCGATCAGGTCGAGGACGACGAGGACGACGAAGTCGCCGCTCCCGACACCCCGGAGCCGCCCGCCCAAACCCCGCCGCCGAGCGGCGCGCCGCCCGATCCCGCCGCGATCCGAGCCGAGGCCATCGGCCATGCGCGGGCCGTCATCGATCTCTGCCGCCTTGCGGGCCAGCCGCAGATGGCGGCTCGCTTCCTCGAACAGGACGTGGGCCTCGACGAGGTGCGCGCCGCGCTCATCGCAGCCAAGGCCGAGGCCGAGCCCGAGATCGCGCCCCATCACCCGCAGCCCGGCCGCAGCTCGGCCGCGCGCCCCTGGGGCGAGATCGTCGCCCGCACCTTCAAGCTGAAAGGATGACACCATGACCACGCTGGTCGAAGGGAAACACCCCGGCGGCTTCCTCGTCTGGGAAGCCTTCCGCGACTACACCCGCGAGACGATCACCGTCGCCGCGGGCACGCTCGAGCCCGGCACCGTGCTCGGCAAGATCACAGCGTCCGGAAAGTACGCCGCGCACGATCCGGCCGCCGTCGATGGCACCGAGACCGCTGTCGCGGTGCTCTGGGGCAAGGCGGATGAGAGCACCGGCGATGCGCCTGCCGTCGCGGTTGTCCGCGGCCCCGCCATCGTCAACCGCCACGACCTCGTCTTCGCCGGCACGCCCAGCGAGGGGGAGATCGCGGCCGCCCACACGGCGCTCCTCGCCGCGGGCATCCTCGTCCGCTGATCCAAGTCCCCAATTCCCGCGCGTCCGGACGGAAAACCAGAATCCACTTTTCCTGGACGCGCTCATGACAGGAGGCATCCACATGGCCGCCATGGACATCTTCGAAGGCGATGCCTTCACCATCGTCGAGCTCACCCGCGCGCTCGAGAACATCCCCTTCAAGCCCGCGCTGCTCTCGGGCTCGAACCTCTTCAGCCCGCGCGGCGTGCGCTCGCGCACCGTGGTGATCGAGAGCCGCGATGGCACACTCTCGCTGATCCCGTTCTCCGAGCGCGGCTCGGCCTACGAGCAGCAGGTGCCCGACCGGCGCGAGATGCGCGCCTTCGTCTGCCGACAGTTCAAGAAGCAGGACGTGCTCTGGGCCTCTGAGATCCAATCGGTGCGCGACTTCGGCTCGGAGAGCGCGACTCAGCAGGTGCAGACCGAGGTCGCGTATCGGCTTCGGAAGCTTCGTCAGGACGCCGAGACCACCTTCGAATATCACCTCCTGAACGGCATCCAGGGGCTGGTGAAGGACCCGAAGGACCACGCCACTGTGGTGAACTACTTCACCGAGTTCGGCATCTCTCCGGCGGCCGAGATCGACTTCGACCTCGACAACGCGAGCCCGGCCTCGGGGGCGCTGCGGAAGCGCTGCCAGGCGCTGATCGAGAGTGTCGAGGACTCGATGGGCGGGTTTTCGGCCGGGGCCGTGCAGATCCGTGCCGAATGCGGCTCGGCCTTCTTCGCCGATCTCGTGGCCCACAAGGAGGTGCGGGAGACCTATCTCAACACCGCCGCGGCGGCCGACCTGCGCGGTCGCGTGGCCGACGAGGTCAGCTTCGGCGGCATCACCTTCCGCCGCTACCGGGGCGGCGTCGGTTTCACCGTGCCCACCGACAAGGCGTACTTCTATCCCGAGGGTATCGAGGGGCTCTTCGAGATCTACTATGCGCCGGCCGACACCTTCGAGACGGTCAATACCCTCGGCCAGCCTCTTTATGCCCGCACCATCCCCGACCGGGATCGCGACGAATGGGTGCGGCTTGAGATCGAGAGCAACCCGCTGCCGATCTGCACTCGCCCGCAGGTGCTGCGACAGGCCAGGCGGACCTGACGAGTCAGAGCGTGACGCTGTATCGGGCGTGAAGATCGCTGAGATGCCGGACCAGCCATTCGGCCGGTTCGGTGTCCTGCCAGAAGCGCCAGAGTTCCGGATAGCTCATCGCCTCGAACGCCGGTGATGATCCTGCCACGCGCGCCCTGAACTCGTCGATCTCCTCACGATGGGCGGCGAACTCCGGACCGGCACCCGAGTTCGCAGGCTCCCAGAACAGATAGAGCAGCGTCACGGGGCGGTCTGGAAAGGTCCGAGCCAAACCGAAAGCATGCTTGATGAGCTGTGCAGCGTCGAGCCAGGTGTAATGGTCCGGGCGATCCCGGAGGCGCAGCATCTCGCGAAAGTATCCCTGGCCGCGCCGCGCGTCCCTGATCTGCTCCTCGTAGGCGGGCGAGAATTCGGCCCGGTGGGCCGACAGGTGTTCGGTCAGCTTGGACTCGATCCCGACCACGCCGCCGGGGCCCGAAAGCACGACGTCGAGGTTGGGTGCACGGCCGCCGCGGAGTCCGGTGGGGCATTTCCGTTCGAAGCGAAGATCGTCGAAACCGGCACCCATCGGCATGGCGAGGTCGGCGATCCGGCTCCGAAAGGGCGCGAAGCAGTTGACCGCCAGCCAAGATGAAGAATGGGCCGCCCGGAACTTGGTCTGCAGCTCGTTGCCGTCGCCTGAGGACAGGTCTGCTTCGAAATCCTCCAGCGAGACCTGCGGAAGCAAGGTGTCGCGAAAATCTGCAACGTAGCCCTTCGGGTCGAGGGACGTGTCCGGGTGCTGGCGCATGAACGCCTCTGACAGCGCCTGGACGGCTCGGACCCTCGTCGGGCGTTCTGAAATCGATTCCTGTTTCATGGGAGCAGTATAGCCATGGCCAGCGCGTTCGCATCCGCCCTCGACGCGCTCTTCGCGGATGCGCATCTCGCGCGTGACATCGTCTACATCGCCGAGGGCGGCGCGCCTTCGCTGGTCCGCGCCATCCTGCGGCGCCCCGACGACGTCACCAGTTTCGGCGAGGCGCGGATCTGGTCGGAGAGCACCCGGCTCGATCTGCGCCTTTCCGAAGTGGCCAACCCGCGTCCCGGTGACCGCATCGAGATCGACGGCGAAGCCTTCCTCATCCAGGGCGAGCCCGTCCGCGACCGCGAGCGGCTCGTCTGGACCTTGGACCTGCGCCCGGCCTGATAGCGATGAAGCTGAAGCTCGACATTACGCCGGACCTCGTCGCCGCCATGGCGGCAGAGGTGAAGGCCGGAGAGAAGGCCGTCACCGCCGCTATGCGCGAGGCGGGCACCGGGCTGAAGACCGCCTGGCGCGGCCAGATCACCGGCGCGGGGCTCGGCCGGCGGCTCGCCAATTCGATCCGGAGCCAGACCTATCCGAAGGCCGGCGAGAGCCTGAACGCCGCGGCGCTGGTCTGGTCGAAGGCCCCGGTCATTGTCGGCGCTCACGATACCGGGCCGCTGATCCGCTCTAAGGACGGGTTCTGGCTTGCGATCCCGACGCCAGCCGCCGGACGCGGCCTGCGCGGCGGCAGGATCACCCCCGGCGAATGGGAGCGCCGCCGGGGGCTGCGGCTCCGCTTCGTCTACCGTCGCCGCGGGCCCAGCCTGCTGGTGGTAGAGGGACGGCTGAACAGTCGTGGGCTCGGTGTCGCGTCACGCTCGAAGACTGGCCGCGGGCGCACGACGGTGCCGATCTTCCTGCTGGTGCCGCAGGTCAAGCTGCTGAAGCGGCTCAACCTAGACCGGGATGCCGAGCGGGCGCTGGACAGCGTGCCGGGTCTGATCGTGGCGAATTGGGTTGAGGGGCGGCTTGGATGAGTGCGCAACCATTGGAAGAAACCGCTGGACGCTCGACGGAGCGCATTATTCAGCGCCCACCCATTTCAACACAGCAAGTGCCTCTGGCGAACTACGAACGCGAAGCTTGATTTCCCCGCGTGACGTTTCTTCCGAAGCGGGAAAGCGCTCTTTGGTCTTGCCCGGATCAATAAGCCCTGCATTCAAGGCAGGCTTCCGAAAGTACCACAGGACCCACTTCTGATTCAGGACCGCTGAATACAGCCAGTCGCCCTTGGCTTCGAAACGAAGTTCTCGTTCTATGTAACCATGTCCGGCCGGGCGCACCGTGGTCCCGCCACGAAAATGAGCATGGGCAAAGGTCAAATAGGCGTCGCGGACGGCAGCATCGATGGCTGTTGTCGCTCGTAGCTGTTCTTCGAGTCTATGCGGATCAAGCAGCATCTTTCCTCCCACCGCTTGGTTCCGCGCGGCCTTCATTAATCCAAACACCCTCGAAACAAACGTCAAGCGCGGAGTCGCGTGACAGATATGCCCACCCCACGCGAAACCATCCTCGCCGCGCTGCACGCGCGGCTCTTGGCGCTGCCCGCCACCGCACTGCGCGGCGAGGTGTTGCCCGAGCGCGTTCCTGCCGAAGGGTTACTGATCCTGCGCGACGGCGAGCCGGGCGAGCCTGAGGTCACGCTGTCGCCATTGCGCTATCACTACCAGCACCGGGCCGAGATCGAGGCCGTCGTTCAGGGTGCCGACCGTGACGCCGCCTTCGACACATTGACCGCCAGCATCGGCGCGGCGCTCGCCGCCGACCGCACGCTGGGCGGGCTCTGCGACTGGGTGGAGGCGGAAGCCCCGCGCCCGGTCGATCTGCCGGTTGAGGGCGCGGCCAGCCTGAAGGCGGCCGTGATCCTCGTCGTGCTGCATTATTCCACGGCCGACCAACTGGCCTGACCCCGACAACCCGAGGAGAACACCATGGCACGAGCCCAGGGGGCGCGGGCGCTGATGGCGCTTGCGTTCGAAACGACCTATGGAACGCCGCCCGCGAGCGGCTTCAGACGTATGCCCTTCGCCAGCTCCTCGCTTGGCGCGGAGCAGCCGCTCTTGAACTCCGAGCTGCTGGGATACGGCCGCGATCCGCTGGCGCCGATCAAGGACGCGGTGACGGCCGACGGCGATATCGTCGTGCCGCTCGACGCCGAGGCTTTCGGATTTTGGCTGAAGGCCGCCTTCGGCGCGCCCACGACCACCGGCGCGGAGGCGCCGTACAGCCACGAGTTCCAGTCGGGGTCCTGGACGCTGCCCTCGATGTCGATCGAGACCGGCATGCCGGAGGTGCCGCGCTATGCGATGTATTCCGGCTGCGTCCTCGACCAGATCACCTGGCAGATGCAGCGCTCGGGCCTGCTGACGGCAACCGCGCGGCTGGTGGCGCAGGGCGAGACGGTGGGCACGACCACGAGCGCCGGAACGCCCGCCGCGCTGGAGCTGAAGCGCTTCGGGCATTTCAACGGAGCGATCACCCGGAACGGGACGGCGCTCGGCAACGTGGTCTCGGCCGAGATCACCTATGCCAACAATCTCGACCGGATCGAGACCATCCGGAACGACGGCCGCATCGACGGGGCGGACCCCTCCATCGCCGCACTGACCGGCCGGATCGAGGTGCGCTTTGCTGACCAGACGCTGGTGACGCAGGCCATCAACGGCGAAGCCTGCGAGATGGAGTTCGCCTACGTTCTGCCCTCGGGCGAAAGCTTCACCTTCACCGTGCACGCCGTCTACCTGCCGCGCCCACGGATCGAGATCTCCGGGCCGCAGGGCGTGCAGGCGACCTTCGACTGGCAGGCCGCGCGCGACGGCGTCATCGGCCGGATGTGCACCGCAACCCTGATCAACGACATAGAGGTGTACTGATGCTCACGCTCGACCTGACCAACGCCCCGCACTGGCACGACCTGGCGCCCGGGGTTCGGGTGCAACTCCGCACGCTCACCACGGCGCTGATGGTGGCGACCCGCAGCGATCCGGCCGTCGAGGCCGTTCCGGAGGAGGCTTCCGACGAGGAGCGCGCGGTCGCCTTCGCCAAGGCTCTCGCGCGGCGGGCGGTGCTCGCCTGGGACGGCATCGGCGACGCCGACGGCAATCCCATCGACCCGAGCCCCGAGGCCATCGACGCGCTGCTCGATGTCTGGCCGATCTTCGAGGCCTTCCAGCTCACCTACGTCTCGAAGGGCCTGCTGCTGGAACAGGAAAAAAACGCCTCTGCGCTCTCGCCGAATGGTCCTTCGGCGGGGGCGAGCGATACTGCCAGGCCTGCGCACCCTACGAGGGCCGCGAGCAAGCCTGCCCGGACTGCCCGGCGCGGCTGAACCGTCCGGAAACGCCGGAGGGCTGGCAGGTCTGGGACCTGGTCGGCCGTCTCGGTGGTCAGCTTCGCGTGCTGCCGGGCGCGGTGATCGGATGGGACATGTCGGCAGCGCTGGCGCTCGGTGATGCGCTCGGCGTGCCGCCGCTCGCCATGGCCGAACTGCTGCCCGTCATCGAAGCGGTGATGGTCGCCAAGCTTAACGAACAGATGGAACGACCTGATGGCTGAAAAGCGAGTGTCCGTCCGCCTCGCGGCCGTGGGCGGGCGACAGGTGCGCGCCGAGCTGGAAGGCGTGGGTGAAGCCGGGTCGCGCGGCTTCGGGCGGCTGAGCCGGGAGATGGAAGCGGCCAACGCCCGGCTCGCGGCCTTCTCGCGGCGGGTGCGCGTCGCTGCCGCCGCCGCCGTGGCAGCCGCTGCCGCCGCAGGCGTGGCGATGATCCGGTCCGGTCTGCAGACTGTCGATGCGCAGGCCAAGCTGGCGCAGTCGCTCGGCACCACCGTCGCCTCGATCCAAACGCTCGAGCGTGCGGGCGAACTGGCGGGCGTGTCGATGTCCGGCATCGAGCAGGCCACCAAGGATCTGACGCGTCGTCTCAGCCAGGCGGCCGCCGGGACCGGTCCTGCCGCCGACGCGCTGGACCGGCTGGGACTATCGGCCAGCGAGCTTATCGCCCTGCCGCTGGACCAGCGGGTCGGGGCGATCAACGCGGCGATCGAGAGCTTCGTGCCCGCCGCCGAACGTGCCGCCGTTGCGGGCCAGCTCTTCGGCGAGGAAGGCTCCATCGCCATGTCGCGGATCGACACCGCGACGCTGCGCCAGGCGACCGAGGACGTCCTTGCCTTCGGAGTGGTCGTCTCGGAGCAGGACGCCGATCAGATCGAGCGGACGAACGATGCAATCTCAAGGCTCGGCCTCATCTGGCGCGGGCTGTCGAACCAGCTGGCGGTCGCAGCGGCTCCGGCGCTGGAAGCGGTCGCGAATGCCATGGCGGCAGTCGCCAGCCGCACCGGGCCGCTCGGCATCGCGATCCGCGGTCTCTTCGACAACATCGGCCGCCTGACCACCTATGCCGCCACCTTCGCGGCGTTGCTTACGGGACGTTGGGTGGCTGGCATGGCCGCTGCTGCCCTTTCGGTCCGTGGCCTTGCCACGGCGCTCGTCGTCCTGCGAGGTGCGCTGATCCGCACCGGCATCGGGGCGCTCATCGTCGGCGCGGGCGAACTCGTCTACCAGTTCACCCGGCTCGTCTCCGGTGCGGGTGGGTTCGGCGAGGCGATGTCGCTCCTGAAGGACCTCGCGGTCGAGGTCTGGGAACGCATCAGGATGGGCGCCGCAGCGGCGGGTGCCGCCGCCACAGCGATGTTCTTCGACCTGAAGGCCGATGCGGCGTCGGGCATGCAGAGCGCCATCGAGAGCGTCGTGGGCTTCGGCAACACCGCCGCGAACACCTTCGAGGGCGCCTATGAGGCGATCAAGGCGATCTGGGGCCTGCTGCCCGCGGCCATCGGCGATCTGGCGTTCCAGGCGGCGAACAGCTTGGTCGACGGCGTCGAGGCGATGCTGAACGGCGTCGTCTCGCGCATCAACGGATTCATCGGCGGCATCAACCAGGGGCTGGAAGCGCTCGGGTCGGAGCGCCGCATCTCGCTGGTGCCCGACCTCGACCTCGGCGAGATCGAGAACCGCTTCGAGGGCGCGGCCAGCGCCGCCACGACGGCGGCGCAGGCGGCGTTCGACCGGGCCTTCGAGGACAACCCGCTCACCGCGCCCGATCTGGGCCTGACCGACGCGGCGAACCGCGCGCTCGAGTCCGCGAACCTCTATCGCGGAGCCGCACGCGATCTGGCCGAAGGGGCTCGTGCGCCGCTCGAAAGCTGGCAGGCTCTGCGCGACGCGGTGCGCGGCACCGACGAGGCGAGTGCCGATGCGTTGACCGAGGCCACCGCAGCGGCCGAGCGGCTGGAGACGGCGCTCGGCGATGCCGGGCGCGCTGCAACAGATGCAGGCGCGGCGGCCGGGGCTGCCGCTGATGCGGCGGGGCCCGCAACCGAGGCCGCCGTCACCGGCTGGCAGGCGGTCACGGCGGCGCTGTCCGACTACGCCAGCAAGGCCCGCGACATTGGCGGCGACATAGGCCAGAGCCTCGTCGGCGCCTTCCAGTCGGCGGAGAACGCCGTGGGCCAGTTCGTGAAGACCGGCAAGCTGAACTTCCGCGACCTGGTCACCTCGCTGCTGGCCGATCTCGCCCAGCTGGCGGCGCGACGTTTCATCCTTGGGCCGATCGCCAACGCGCTCTCCGGCGTGTTCTCCGGTGCTGGCGGCATCTTCGCCAACGTCCTGCATGCGGGCGGGATGGTCGGATCCGCCGGACCCTCGCGGATGGTCCCGGCCATGGCCTTCGCTGCCGCGCCCCGGATGCATGGTGGCGGCATGCCCGGGCTTCGTCACGACGAGGTGCCCGCAATCCTGCAGCGCGGCGAGCGGGTGCTGTCGCGCCGCGAGGCACAGAGCTACGGCGCGGGCGGCGGGGTCAACGTCACCATCATGGCCCGCGACGCCGAGAGCTTCCGGCAGTCCCGCACGCAGGTCGCGGCGGACATCGCCCGTGCGGTGTCGCTGGGGCGGAGGGGCATGTGATGACGTTTCAAGAGGTCCGGTTTCCCGACAACATCAGCCGGGGCGCGCGCGGCGGCCCCGAAAGGCGCACACAGATCGTCGAGCTCGCCTCGGGAGACGAGGAGCGCAACGCCAGCTGGGCCAACTCGCGCCGCCGCTACGACGTCGCCTACGGCATCCGCCGCGCCGACAATCTGGCGGCAGTGGTCGCCTTCTTCGAGGCGCGCAACGGGCGGCTCTACGGCTTCCGGTTCAAGGATTGGGGCGACCACAAGTCCTGCCTGCCGTCGCAGATACCGGGGCCAACCGATCAATCAATCGGCACCGGCGACGGCACGACGATCGCCTTCCAGCTGGTCAAGCGCTACGCCTCGGGCGCGCAATCCTGGACGCGCGCCATCGCCAAGCCGGTTGCGGGCAGCGTGCGCATCGCGCTGTCGGGCGTCGAGCAGTCCTCCGGGTGGTCGGTCGACACCGCCACCGGCGTCGTCACCTTCAGCGCCGCGCCGGGTTCCGGCGTTGCGATCACCGCGGGCTTCGAGTTCGACGTGCCCGTTCGTTTCGACACCGATGCGCTCGACGTGACGCTCGACCTCGAGCGGCTCGGCTCGATCACCTCAATCCCGCTTCTGGAACTCCGCCGATGAAGACCCTCACTCCCGCCCTGCAGGCCCATCTCGACGCCGGCACGACGACGCTCGCCTGGTGCTGGCGGATCGCGCGCGCCGACGGCGTGACCTTCGGCTTTACCGACCACGACCGGACGCTCAGCTTCGACGGGACGAACTTCGAGCCCGAGAGCGGGCTCACGGCGTCCGAGGTCCGCTCCGGCTCGGACCTCTCGGTCGATGCGCAGGACGCCGAGGGCGTGCTGACCTCCGACCGCATCATCGAGACCGACATCATGGATGGCCGCTGGGACAACGCCGAGGTCGAGGTCTGGCGGGTGAACTGGTCCGACACCGGCCATCGCGTCCTCATGCGACGCGGTGCCATCGGCCAGATCCGGCGCGGCCGGCTGGCTTTCGTCGCGGAGGTCCGCTCGCTCGCCCATGTGCTGGGCCAGACGGTCGGGCGGACCTTCCAGGCGGCCTGCGACGCGGCGCTCGGCGATGGGCGCTGCGGCGTCGATCTGGAGGACCCGGCCGTCAAGGGCACAGGCGCTGTGATCGATCTCCTGCGGGACCGGGCGTTCACCGCCTCGGGGCTCGGCGGGTTCGTTTCCGGCTGGTTCACCTTCGGCACACTGGAGTGGACGAGCGGCGCAAACGCGGGGCGGCGCACTGAGGTGCTGGACCATGACGTGACGGACGGCATCGCTGTGCTGACCCTGCTCGAAGCGCCGGTGCGTGCGATCGCCGAGGGCGACGCCTTCACCATCCGCGCGGGCTGCGACAAGCGGATGGAGACCTGCGGCGCGAAGTTCGCGAATACCCTCAACTTCCGCGGCTTCCCGCATATCCCCGGCCAGGACGCCGTGCTGCGCTACGCCACGAAGGACGGCGGCCACGAGGGGTCCGTGCTGTGAACGCCAATCCCACGCGCGTCATCGCCGTCGCGCGGTCCTGGCTCGGCACGCCGTATCACGACCAGGCGAGCCTTCGCGGCGTCGGCTGCGACTGCCTCGGGCTGGCCCGGGGCGTGTGGCGCGAGGTCGTCGGCCCCGAGCCGTTCCCGATCCCGCCCTACAGCCGGGACTGGGGCGAAACCGGCCCGCGCGAGGTTCTGGCCGAAGGCGCGCGGCGGATGATGATCGAAGTGGAACCGGCGGCAGCCGGTCCCGGCGCGCTGGTCCTCTTCCGCATGAAGCCCCGCGCCATCGCCAAGCATGTCGGGATCCTGACCGGCCCTGACAGCTTCCTCCACGCCTACGAGCGGCTCGGCGTGATCGAGGAACCGCTCACCCAAAGCTGGCGGCGGCGCATCGCCTTCGCTTTCCTGTTCCCGCAACGCTGAGACCTCGACATGGCCACCCTCGTTCTCGGCGCGGCCGGCGCCGCCATTGGCGGTTCGATTGGCGGCGCGATCCTCGGCGTGAGCGCCGCCACCATAGGCGGCTTCATCGGCTCCACCATCGGCTCGGTCGTGGACAGCTGGATCATCTCGTCGCTGGCGCCGACGCAGCGCATCGAGGGTGCACGTCTCGACACGCTGCGCATCACCTCGGCCACCGAAGGGGCGGTCATCCCGCGGCTCTATGGGCGCATGCGCATGGGCGGCAACATCATCTGGGCGACGGATTTTCGTGAGGAGACCAAGACCACCACGCAGGGCGGCGGCAAGGGCGGCGGCGGAGGAAAGGTCAAGACGACCGAGTATCTCTACTATGCCTCGTTCGCCGTGGCGCTCTGCGAGGGCCCGATCACCGGCATCGGCCGCATTTGGGCCGACGGCAAGCCCATGGACCTCTCCGGCGTCACCTGGCGCTGGTATCCGGGCGACGAGGCGCAGTCCGCCGATCCGTTCATCGCGGCGAAGATGGGGGCTGCCAGCACGACCGCCTATCGCGGCACCGCCTATGTGGTCTTCGAGGAACTGGCGCTTTCCACCTATGGTAACCGCCTGCCGCAGCTCTCCTTCGAGGTGTTCCGGCCACTGGCCGATCCCGACACCGCCGAGGGGCTGACCCGCGCCGTCACCATGATCCCGGCCTCGGGCGAGTTCACCTACGCGACGCAGGCGATCCGCAAGACCGATGGCGGCGCGACGGTGCCCGAGAACCTGAACGCGCTCGCCGACTCCACCGACATGGTGGAGGCGCTGGACCGGCTGCAGGCGATGGCGCCTGCGGTCGAGAGTGTCAGCCTCGTCGTGGCGTGGTTCGGCGACGATCTGCGCGCAGGTTCCTGCGAGGTGCGGCCGGGCGTCGAGGTGACGGCCAAGTCGACCACGCCCGCCACATGGTCGGTGAATGGCGTCAGCCGCGCTAATGCCTTCCTCGTCAGCCGCGACGATCAGGATCGGCCCGTCTATGGCGGCACGCCGTCCGACTTCGCCGTGGTGCAGGCGATCCAGGAGATGCAGGCGCGCGGGCTACGCGTGACCTTCTATCCGTTCACCCTGATGGACGTGCCGCCCGGCAACACGCTGCCGAACCCGTATTCAGACAACGCAGCCGGGACGGGGCAGCCCGCGTTCCCGTGGCGGGGGCGGATCACCTGTTCTCCGGCGGCAGGTTTCGCCGGAACCGTGGACAAGACCGCCACGGCCGCAAGCCAGGTCGCGGCGCTGTTCGGCGCGGCCACGCCCGCCAACTTCAGCGTGGCGGGCGAGAGCGTCAGCTGGACCGGCACGCCCGGCGACTGGGGCCTGCGGCGCATGGTGCTGCACTACGCCCATCTCTGCGCGGCGGCGGGTGGGGTCGACGCCTTCCTGATCGGCACCGAGATGCCGGGGCTGACGACCATCCGCTCGGGCGCCAGCACCTACCCGGCTGTGCAGGCCTATCGGGACCTGCTTGCCGATGTGCGTTCGATCCTCGGGTCCGGCACCAGGATCGGATACGCGGCGGACTGGTCGGAGTATTTCGGGCACCAACCGGGCGACGGCAGCGGCGATGTGTTCTTCCACCTAGATCCGCTCTGGGCCGATCCGGAGATCGATTTCGTCGGGATCGACAACTACATGCCGCTCTCGGACTGGCGCGACGGGTTCGAGCATCTCGACGCGGCCGAGGGCTGGCCCGCGATCTACGACCGGGCTTACCTGCAGGCGAACATCGCGGGCGGCGAAGGCTTCGACTGGTTCTACGCCAGTGCCTCCGACCGAAGCGCGCAAGACCGGACTCCGATCACCGATGGCGCGGCGGCCAAGCCGTGGGTGTTCCGCTACAAGGATCTGCGCGCCTGGTGGTCGAACGCGCATTACGACCGCCCGGGCGGGGTGGAGAGCGGGACACCGACCGCATGGGCGCCGCAGTCGAAGCCGATCTGGTTCACCGAGCTCGGCTGTCCGGCCATCGACCGGGGCACCAACCAGCCCAACGTCTTCTTCGACCCGAAATCGTCCGAGAGCTTCACGCCGCATTTCTCGCGGGGCTGGCGGGACGACGCGATCCAGCGGGCCTATCTCGAGGCGACGTATCTCTGGTGGGGTGACGCCGCGAACAACCCGGTTTCATCGGTCTACGGCGGCCGGATGGTGCATGTGCCGGAATGCGCCGCCTGGACCTGGGACGCGCGACCCTATCCGTTCTTTCCCGCGCTGACCGACGTCTGGACCGACGGCGCGAACTGGCGGCTCGGGCACTGGCTGACCGGGCGGCTCGGCGCGGTGTCGCTGGCCGCACTCGTCCGGCACCTCTGCCTGCGTGCGGGGCTGGTCGAGTCCCGGATCGACGTCACCGGGCTTTGGGGCGCAGTGGAGGGCTACGCCATCACGGCGCTGGAAAGCCCGCGCGCCTCGATCACCACGCTGTCGCGCCACTTCGGCTTCGACGCGGTGGAAACCGAGGGGGTGATCCGCTTCGTGATGCGCGGCCGGGCGTCTGTCGCCATCCTCGCGCCCGACGATCTGGTCGCCACCCGCGAAGGCGACGTGCTTGAACTGACGCGCGGCCAGGAAACCGAACTGCCGCAGGCGCTGAAGTGGCAGGTCGCCCGCGCCGACGAGGACTACGACGCAGCCCTCGTCGAGGCGCGGCGCATCACCGTGGACACCACGCGCATCGCCTCCGAGTCCTTCCCGATGGCGGTGCCGCCCGAGGAGGCCGAGCGCCGCTGCCGTCGCGCGCTGATGGAGGCTTGGGTGGGCCGGGAGACGGCGGCGTTCCGTCTTCCGCCGTCGCGCCTCGCGCTCGATCCGGCCGACGCGATCCAGCTCGCGCATGACGGGCGGCTGGTCGATCTGCGGCTCGTCTCCATCGCCGACGCCGAGGCGCGCGGGATCGAGGCGGTCCGCCACGACCGGGCGACCTACGACCTGCCGCCCGGCGATCCCCGCGCGGCGTCATTGACGCGCGCCGTCGTCTTCGGCGCGCCGGACGCGGTGCTGATGGACCTGCCGCAGCTCACCGAGGACCAGCCCGCACACCGGCCACTGGTCGCCGCGCACGCCGTTCCCTGGCCGGGCGAGATCGCGGTGTTCCGCAGTCCGTCGACCGACGGCTTCGAACTGCTCACCAGCTTCGGCGGCCGCGCCCGGATCGGGGCGATGGTGTCGGACCTCTATCCTGGCCCCACCTCGCGCTTCGACCTCGGCAACTCGCTGGTGGTTGATCTGCTGACCGGCACGCTGGAAAGCGTCACGGACCTGACCCTGTTCGGCGGCGCCAACGCGCTGGCGATCGAGAGCGCGCCCGGCGTCTGGGAGATCGTCCAGGCGGGCGCGGCCGAGCTGCTGGCGCCCGGCCGGTATCTCCTGACCCGGCTCCTGCGCGGTCAGCGCGGCACCGAGGGTGCGATGGGCAACCCCGCGCCGGCGGGGGCGCGGGTCGTGGTGCTGGACGCGTCGCTCGCATCGCTGTCGATCGCTGAGGCCGATCTCGGCATCCCGTGGAACTGGCGCATCGGCCCCGCGAGCCGCCCGGTCAGCGACGAGACTTACGTCGCGCAGGCCTTCGCGCCCGAGGGCATCGGACTGCGTCCGTTCTCCGTGGCCCATGTGGAGCAGCCGTGGCGCAAGCCGCGCACGCCCGGCGACCTGACAATCCGCTGGGCACGGCGGTCGCGCGCGCTCGCGGCGGACAGCTGGGGCGGGCTTGAGGTGCCGCTGGCCGAGGAACTGGAAGCCTACGAGGTCGAGATCCTCGACGGCGCCGCGGTGAGGCGGGTGCTGTCTGCGACCATGACCCGCTCGGTCTACACCGCCGCCCAGCAGACCGAAGACTGGGGCACGCCGCTCGGACCGGGCGACACGCTCGACGTCCGCATCTTCCAGCTCTCCGCCCTCGTCGGGCGGGGCGCGCCCAAGACCGTCACGCTGATGCTCTGAAGGCCATCCCATGTCCGACGCCACGACCCATCTCCTGCTGCCCTACATCCTGGCGGCGCAGGCCCAGAAGCATGTCACCCACAACGAGGCGCTGCGGATCCTCGACGGGCTCGTCCAGCTTTCCGTGCTCGACCGCGATCTGACAGCGCCGCCCGGTTCTCCTGCCGATGGCGACCGATACATCGTCGGCTCGGGCGCGACGGGCGACTGGGCGGGCTGGGATCTGAACGTTGCGCTCTGGACCGATGGCGCCTGGCTACGCCTGCCGCCGCGCACGGGCTGGCGGGCATGGGTCGAGGACGAGGGGCTGCTGCTGGTCTACGACGGCGCAGGCTGGGTCGGCACCACGCCCGCGGCGCTGCAGAACATGGCGCTGTTTGGTATCGGCACTACCGCCAATGCCGCCAATCCGTTCGCGGCCAAGCTCAACGCCGCGCTCTGGACGGCGAAGACCGTGGCTGAGGGCGGCACCGGCGATCTCTTCTACACCATGAACAAGGAGGCGGCAGGCGATGACCTCGGCCTGACCCTGCAGACCGGCTTCGTGACGAAGGCGCTGGTCGGGCTGTTCGGCTCGGACAGGTTCCGCCTCGCGGTCTCGGCCGACGGCAGCACCTTCTTCGACGGGCTCAGCGTCGACAACACCACCGGCATCGTCGATCAGCCCCGGCTGCCGCGCTTCAAGGCGTACACGAACTACGACAACTATGTCGGTATCGGGACCTGGACGAAGATCGGCCTGAACAACACCGACTACAACGACCAGGGCGCGTTCGACGCCGCGAACAACCACTTCGTGGCGCCGGTCGACGGCACCTACCTCTTCGGCGCGACGCTGCTCTACAAGATCAACGCCAGCGCCACGGCCCGCATGCGCGGACGGCTTGTCCTGAACGGCACCACCGAAATCCGTGGCTCCCTCGGCGAAATCTCCGCGACCCACGTCTCGCTCGCCACCGCCATCTGGCTGCAGACCATGGTGCCGCTGACGGCCGGCGATACCGTCGAGCTGCAGGGGTATTTCCGGGTCGCGGACGGCTACTTCGCCGCCGATCACACGTCCTTCTGGGGCTGCAAGATCGGCTGACGAGGAGGACGCCATGACGGTACGCCGAAACGATCAGGGCTTCGTGCGGGTCCCGGAGTCGGAGTTCGAGACGATCCTCGCCCGCGCGGCCGAGGAAGGGGCAAAGCGCGCGCTCTCCGACGTCGGACTCGAGGGCAAGGAGGCGGCGCTGGACATCCGCGACCTGCGCTCGCTCGTCGAATGCATCCGGCTCGTGCGCCGCACTGCGGTGCAGACCACCGTGCGAATGATCACCACAGGCGTGATGCTGGCGCTGCTCGCCGGCATCGCCATCAAGCTCCGTATCTTCGGCGGCAGCCCGTAGACCCTGCGCCATCCGCCCGTTCGACCGACCGCACCCGCCCTTCGAGGCGGGTTTTTCGATTCCGGAGGATCCCCATGACGACGACTTTCTACCGCCACTGGCGAGATGTGCCCGACCGTATCTGGAGCTGGCCCAACTTCAGCCCGGCCGAGATCGCCTGCCGCGGGACCGGCAAGCTCCTTGTCAACGAGCCGGCGCTCGACAAGCTGCAGGCGCTGCGCAACCGCCTCGGCAAGCCGCTGATCGTCCGTTCCGCCTATCGCAGTCCCGAGCACAACCGCGCGGTCGGCGGCGCGACCCGATCCAAGCACCTCGACGGCGCCGCCTTCGACATCGCCATGACGAACCACGACCCGGTGGCCTTCGAGGTGGCGGCGCGGGAGGTCGGGTTCCTCGGCTTCGGCTTCTATCCGCGCTCGGGCTTCATGCATGTCGATTTGGGGCCGGCGCGGCAGTGGGGCGAGCGGTTCCCGCCGCGTGCGGTGCCGTTCGTCAAGGAAGCGCCGCCTTCGCGGGAAGTGCTGGCCGACAGCCGCACCATGAAGGGCGGCGGTGCGGCGGGTGTCGCGACGCTCGGCGCGGCCGGGGTGGAGGTGGCCCAGCAGGTGCTGGCAGAGACGCAAAGCGCCGTCCTGCCGCTGGTCCCGTATCTCGATACGCTCCGCTGGGTGTTCATCGCAGTGGCGCTCGGCGGGATCGCTGTCACGATCTACGCGCGTCTGGACGACTGGAAGCGGGGGCGGCGGTGATCGCCGCGCGTATCACCGGGATCGCGGCCGGCCCGTGGATGCGGGCGACGCTGCGCTACGCCGCCAGCGTCCTCGCCGTGCTCCTGTTCCTGCTTTCGTTTCGGCGGTCCGGTGAGCGAGCGGGACGCCTCGCCGAACGTCTTGAGACCACGGAGAAGGCCAATGATGTCCAACGCCAGATGCTGGAAGCGGCAGCTCGCCGCCCTCGCGATCGCGACGAGCTTGCTGAGCGGCTGCGCGACGGTCGGTTCTGAACCTGGCGGCATCTCTGCATGTCCGCCGGTCGTGGAATACAGTCGCGATCTCCAGTCGCGTGCGGCCGACGAGGTCTTGCTGCTGCCGGAACGCTCGGTGCTGGCGGAGATGATGAGCGACTATGTCGTACTGCGCGAGCAGGCACGGGCGTGCAGGGCCATTGAAGATCGAACTGAGCTGCCGTACTCCGGAGATTGA